TGTAATAAAAAGTTCCCATCAAGAGGAACCTTTAAAGAGACCACTTCGGTGGTCTCTTTTTTTATGACCTAAATAGTTGTATGAACGTATTAACTAGAACCCCCCAAAACACCAATTATCTACAACCGACAAAGTTTCTTATGACCTTTGCTCGGATACCTGACACGACATGGTTCTGCCAGTCAGCCAATATACCCGGAGTCAGCGTAGGACAGGCCCCAATCAATTTTCCAAGCGTAATGGTATACTCGCCTGGTAACCAGATATTGTATAACAATTTCAGTATGAATTTTACGGTCAATGAGAACCTATCTTCATGGACCGAATTGTATGATTGGTTTCGTTCCTTTGCCTCTCCAGACGGTACCGATGAACGGAATCTAAAGACACAGTTACAGAACCAGTATAATAATATGGCTAGTGATAAACAACAATATTCTGATGCCACTTTAACCATATTGAGTGCCTTGAATAACCCTATCGCTCGGGTAGAATTTGTTAATATGTTCCCGGTATCTCTATCAGATATCTACTTTGATACCAAACAATCTGCTGATGATATCATTACGGCAGACGCCACATTTGTATTTGACCAGTTTAAAATTGTACCACTATAAGTAACACGGTTTCTTGCCATGTAACACAATCTATGATATCATGTAGAATTGGTGTTAGACTATTGAAAATATTATGGAAAATCTAGAACAAGTATTAAAGTATTGGGAAAAAGATGCAGAAATGGACCAGACAGAACCTGGCAAAGAACTGTTGAACATACCCAAACTACACAACAAATATCTCTCCATTCTTACCAAACATAAGATTGCCTCTAAAAAGGCACACTTTGACTATTTGCGGATGCGTAAGACGAAATGGGAATACTATACTGGCAAAATGAGCCAAGAAGAATTGGAAGAATATGGCTGGGAACCATTTCAGTTTACATTAAAATCTGATGTGAGTACCTATCTTGAAGCTGATTCTGATTTGATTCGGTTACTTGAAAAGAAAGTATATCATGAAGAAGTTATTTCGGTGATTGAATCGATTATGAATGAATTGAAACAAAGAACGTGGCAACTGAGAGATTTTATCTCTTGGGAAAAGTTTATTGGAGGTCAGTAATGGCATTTCTTGTTGCAAACATACCACCTGTTAAATGTTTTGTGCGTAAAGAGTTTCTTTATAACCATGAGAAAGGTCATGGTGAATTAGAACCTTGTGTATGGATGACTGCCAAGGCAATTAAAGGCCAGGCATTTCGTATTGAATGTATGTTAACCGATTATGGTGCTTTGTTTGATAAATTGCCAATCTCTGCGTATGTATGGAAACCTGTGAATGATTATCTGCCGTTAGACAATCTACAAATTTGGGATTGTCTTTCGTATGACATGGCGGTAATTGAGAAATCAAACCTGCGTGGTCTCAAAGTAAAATATTTTGGCAAAGACCGTCAATTTCATTTTGGAAAATATTTGTTTACGATTGATTTTGCGGCACCAGATTTCAATCGCATTGATACCAGTTTCTCAGAAGGTGTGCAAGAACATAAATCATATAATTTTATTCAACTAGATAATGGACAGTTTGCATGTCAACCAAACAATCGCTGTCTATGGTATGATGTATCATTGGTGCCACCAACAGTTAAGACACCAGACTTTAAAATACCTACAGAGGTTTATTCGGTAGAAAATGTATCTAAATGGAGTGTTGGCACTCCTGATTCATGGTTCTACCAGTTTAATGAAAAAGAATGAGTGAATTAATAATATCTAAAAAAGATGAAGTCTATGCCAGAATAACTTGTGAAAAACATATCGCAAAAGAGTTATCGGAGTTCTTTACATTCTTTGTTCCTGGTTATCAATTTGTTCCTGCCTACCGTAATCGAATTTGGGATGGAAAAATTCGTATGTTTAATTTACAAACGAATCAAATCTATCTTGGTTTATTACCATACATTGAAACGTTTTGTGAAGAAAGGCAATATAAATTCGAATATGGTGATCCAAGGCCAGATATCGAAGATGAATATTCGGTATACCATGCCAAAAAATTTATTGATTCATTAAACATACATTCTCGTGGTGAACCAATTGAAATACGAGAACATCAACTTAACGCATATATTCATGCCATGCAAAAACGCCGAGCGTTGTTGGTTTCACCTACAGCATCTGGTAAATCTCTTATCATTTATCTTCTTTTTCGTCAACTTCTTCAATATCAAAATCTTAAAGGTCTCGTGATTGTTCCTACAACTTCATTGGTTGAACAATTATACTCAGACTTTGGCGATTATAACAATGGTGAAATGGTAAATGTGCATCGAATTTACCAAGGCAAAGAAAAAGAAACAAACAAACCTTTAACCATATCAACATGGCAATCTCTGTATAAACTGCCAAAAGAATACTTTGAACAGTTTGATTATATTATTGGTGATGAAGCTCATTTATTCAAAGCACAGTCATTGACCACCATACTTACATCTTGTATTAATGCTAAATATAGGATAGGATTAACAGGTACTTTAGACGGTACCAAAACACATAAACTTGTGTTGGAGGGTCTATTTGGTACGGTTAAGAAAGTTATTACCACCAGAGAACTCATTGATAAACAGCAAGTTTCAGATTTTGAAATAAAGTGTTTGGTTCTGAAACATGATGACGAGGTGTGTTTACAGTTAAAAGATAAAACATACCAAGAAGAAATACAGTATCTAATTGCAAACGAAAGTAGAAATAAATTTATTAAGAATCTTGCAGTTAGCTTAGGTAATAATACATTAATACTGTATCAAATGGTTGACAAGCATGGTCAAATATTATATGATATGATTAAGAACACCAAGAACATTGGTGAACGAAAAGTATTCTTTGTTCATGGCGGTACTGATACTGCCGATAGAGAAGAAATAAGAAGAATAATGGAGATAGAAAATGATGCGATTGTTGTTGCATCTTTTGGTACTTTTAGCACTGGTATCAACATTCGCAATCTACACAATATCATCTTTGCAAGTCCTTCTAAGTCAAGGATACGCAATCTGCAATCTATCGGTAGAGGACTACGGCAAGCAGAAGGTAAAGATAAAGCCACACTCTATGATATAGCCGATGATTTACGTTATAAAAAACATATGAATTTTACATTAAAGCATTTTGTTGAACGAGTTAAGATTTACACGGAAGAGAAGTTCCCATTCAAAATATATAAGATAGGACTAAAAAAATGAACACAATAAAGATAGTTCGATTAAAGAATGGTGAAGATATTATTGGTATGTTGCACGATGCTGATAATGGAGATTATGAAATAACCGAACCAATGTCGGTATCGGTTGTTCAAAAAGGACATCAAAGTGGTTTAGTAATGTCACACTGGTTACCAGTTCAGTTGATTAAAAAGAATGAAATCAAAATCAATCCTCGTGATGTGCTTACCATGTTTGAACCTAACGATGAGTTTGCGGAATACTATACGAATACCGTAGAAAAAATTAACGAGTTGTTGAAAGCAAAAAGTCTTGCTGATGAAATGACAGATGAAGAAATTGAAGATATTATGGATGCTTTAGATGATGGTGAACACCAAACATTACATTGAATTAATTATTAATCTCATGGGTCAACACCGAGAACTATACTCTCTGTCAAGCCCTTTGTCAACAACTTTTTGTGGTATATTTTATGGCTAAGCAAAAACATTACATTAATAACGAAGATTTTCTTAAAGCACTGGTCGATTATAAGGCTGCTTGTAAACTGGCAAAGAAAGAAAAAAGACCACCTCCAGCGATTCCAAACTATATTGGAGAGTGTTTTATGAAGATAGCAGAGGGTCTATCACATAAACCTAACTTCATAAACTATACCTATCGTGACGAGATGATATCAGACGGTATCGAGAACTGCCTACAATACTTTGATAACTTTGATCCAGCCAAATCCAAGAATCCATTTGCATATTTTACACAGATTATTTACTTTGCTTTTCTACGGAGAATCTCCAAAGAGAAGAAACAACTATATGTCAAGTATAAATCCACAGAACAAATTGGCATTCTAGACGAATTTGAAATGCTAGAGTTTGAAGATGGTACTAGTAAACAGTTTGAACTGTATGATAATATTGCCGAGTTTATTGAAAACTATGAAGGTGCTCGAAAGGTAAAAAAAGAATCTGCAGCGGCAAAGAAATCAAAAGGGCTTGAAAAATTTTTAGACGAGTGATATAATAATTAGATTATGAAAATAGCAATTATAACTGACCAGCACTTTGGTGCACGCAACGATTCGATACACTTTCTTGATTACTATGAGAAATTCTATCGTGATACTTTCTTTTCAACTCTTGAAGAATACGGTATTGATACTGTTCTTATTTTGGGCGATACATTTGACCGTAGAAAATATGTAAACTTCTATACACTTAAACGTGCTAGAGAAATGTTCTTTGACAGATTATATGCCAAAGGCATTCAAGTTCATATGTTAGCTGGTAATCACGATACCTATTTTAAAAATACCAATAATGTTAATTCAGTAGATTTATTACTACAAGAATACACCAACATTCAAGTAATCTCTGAGCCAACAACCATTACAGTCAAAGACACACAAATTTGTATGATGCCGTGGATTTGTTCAGAAAATTACAATAGCAGTTTGGCAGAATTACAAAATACAACTGCCGATATTTGTATGGGTCACTTTGAGATTGCCGGCTTTGCTATGTATCGTGGCATGCCAAGTCAAGAAGGATTAAGTCGTGAGTTATTCAGAAAGTTTGATTTTACTTTTAGCGGGCACTATCATCATCGCAGTTCAGCTGACGGCATTCATTATCTTGGAAATCCATATGAACTTACTTGGCAAGATTATAATGACGCTAGAGGCTTTCATATTTTTGACCTTGATACTCGTGACCTTACTTTCATAGAAAATCCAAATGTGATGTTCCACAAAATTATATATGATGATAAAGAAGAAAGTATTACCGAGATTACCAATAAAGATGTGAGCAAGTTTGCCAATACCTATGTGAAGGTTGTGGTAATCAACAAAACTAATCCCTATCTGTTTGACAAGTTCATGGAGAAATTATATCAGGTCAATCCTGTTGATATTACCATTGCGGAAGACTTTACAGACTTGACAGAAGGTCTAGAAGATGATATGATTGACCAAGCAGAAGATACTTTGACTATTATTAACAAGTATGTGGATAATATTCAAGAAGAACACATTGACAATGGCCGCCTCAAAACTGTATTAAAAGAACTGTATGTCGAGGCATTGAATACTGAACAAGCATAGGAGCATAAAATGGCAGAACAAACACCAAAAACAGAAACACCACAACCAGAACAGGAACTGACTTTTGTATTTAAAGTTTCTGAAATCAATTTAATTTTAGGTGCTTTAGAAGAATTGCCACATAAAGTTAGCCGAAAAATGATTGATAATATTTTTGCACAGGCACAACCACAATTACCACCACCACAAACTAATTCGTAATGATTGTATTTGAAAAAGTCCGTTGGAAGAATTTTCTTTCAACCGGAGCCAACTTTACTGAAATCAATTTAACAAAGTCACCAAACACTCTCATCATTGGCAATAATGGTGCAGGTAAATCAACCGTTCTAGATGCGTTGTGTTTTGGTCTATTTGGTAAACCATTTCGTAAAATCAACAAACCACAGTTATTAAACTCAATCAATCAAGCAGATTGTGTTGTCGAAATTGAGTTTACCATTGGCAAACGAATGTATAAGGTCATTCGTGGAATCAAACCAAACACATTTGAAATCTATTGTAATGGTGTTATGGTCGACCAAGATGCCAAGGCCAAAGACTATCAAGAACATTTAGAAAAGTTTATTCTTAAACTAAACTATAAATCATTTACACAGGTGGTAATTCTAGGTTCGGCTTCATTTGTTCCGTTTATGCAATTATCACCGGCAGATAGGCGTGCCATCATTGAAGATTTATTAGACATTCAAATCTTCTCATCAATGAATGGTATTGTTAAAGAAAAGATGGCCATAATTAAAGACGACACAATCAAAAACAAACATCAAATGGATTTGACATCTGAACGAATTAACTTTCAGAAACAAAATATTGAAGAACATAAAAAACACAATGAAGCCGAAATAGAAAAAAAGAAAGCAGAAATTACAACCAGTAATGCACAAATAGAACAGTTAAACAAAGATGTGGCATTGATACAGAAACATATTGATGTGTTGAACAGTAAGATTGCTGACCAAATGGCTGTGCAAAAGAAAAGTGCCAAGTTGGTTCAATATGAATCTAAACTAGAATCTCGTCTAAAAAAACTTGATAAAGACATGGTATTTTATCATGACCATGATAACTGTCCTACATGCAAACAAGGTATTGACCACGAATTTAAAACTCAACAGATTGTTACACTTAATGAAACAAAAGGTGAAGTTGATATGGCTCTAAAAGATATTGAAAAACAGATTACTGAAACAAACGATAGAATAGAATACATACAGAAAACGCTTCAACACATTACAGCACACAATAATGAAATCGTTAAACATAATTCAACCATATCAGCGGTGCATACTTTTATCGTTAAACTTCAAACAGAGATTAGTGATTTATCAACCAAGAAAGATTCACTAGAAGATGAAAATGCTAAATTAAAAGAGTTGCGTGAAGAGCTGAAAGGCCTTCTTCTCATTCAAGAACAATTATCGGTAGATAAACAATACTATGAATTTGCAGGAGCTTTGTTGAAAGATACTGGCATCAAAACTAAAATCATTCGCCAATACTTACCAATCATGAATAAACTGATTAACAAATATCTAACAGCAATGGACTTCTTTGTGAATTTTAATATCAACGAATCGTTTGAAGAAACAATCAAAAGCCGTCACCGTGATGAGTTTAGTTATGCTAACTTCTCAGAAGGTGAAAAGATGCGTATTGATTTGGCATTACTGTTTACATGGCGTCAGATTGCCAAGTTAAAGAATAGTACCAATACTAATCTGTTGATACTTGATGAGGTATTCGATTCATCATTGGATGGTGTTGGCACAGAAGAATTCTTGAAGCTAATACATGAGATGGGAACAGACACCAATGTGTTTGTTATATCACATAAAGGTGACCAATTGTTTGATAAGTTTAGGTCTATTATTAAATTCGAAAAGAAAAATAACTTTAGTCAGGTTGCAAAATGAGTGAAATACAAGATGATGGTATAATCAAGTTTAATACCGAAGATACATTAAAAGGTCCTAGTTATGCGGTAGAAGAACGCATACCAATTTTTAATTTGGTGCCCGAGAATGATCCCATATTAAGAGAATATTTACCTCAGTTTGATTTTGCCAACCCGCCGGTGAATCCAGCCGAGTTTGCTTCATCATTAATTGAAACTTGTAAAAAATATAATGGTATTGGTCTATCGGCTAACCAATGTGGATTTCGGCATCGTGTATTTGTAATGGGTGCCAAAAGCGAATTTGTTGCGTTCTTCAATCCTAAGATTGTAATGAAATCAAATGATGATGCACATATGGAAGAAGGATGTTTATCTTTTCCATTATTAGGATTAATGATTACCAGACCAGCAGAAATTATGGTTGAATACCAAGATTTTAATGGCCAAATAAGAAATACACAACTATCTGGTATATCTGCTCGTTGTTTTCAACACGAGCTTGACCATATGAATGGAATACTGTATACTGATAGAGTGAAACCAATGGCACTTCAAAGTGGGTTAAAGAAACGTGCCAAATATAAAACTATGGTTACAAAAATGAATAAGAATTTGGAAAAATTACAAAATGCCAACACCAATAGAATTCGTTGAAAAACAATGGCAAGAATGGCAAGAAAGAAATCCTGCCAGTTCTTTTGCACATATTGATGAAGAACATATGAAAAAAGTCCTCATCGAGGATTTGACCTATGCTTCACAAATGGATGTGCGTGAATATACTTTATATCAAAAATGGTGTGAAGTAAAAGAACGATATCCACAACAAGAAGTTTCTACATTGTGGGGCCAAGAAATGCAAATGGTTGATCCTGCACAAAGAGAATTGGTAAATGAAGTTAAAGCTAATTTCTGGATGCCAAAAGAACCTGATGATTTTGAGAAATTAAAACCTGTCATGGTATTATCAAATGGTGAAGGTGCTGAACGATGGAATGCCATTCGAACTTTCTCATCAACCATGAAAAACAATTCAAATATTGGCCGTAATCTATATTACATTGTTACTGATGAAGTAACAAAAAAATATCTTGGAGTTATCTGTATCTCCTCAGACTTCCTGGACTTGACTCCGAGAGATAATGCAATTGGCTGGTCGAGAGATGTGAAAACACAGCAACACATGATTAATCACACCGCAATCGGTTCTACGATTGTACCATTACAACCGCTCGGTTTTAATTATATGGGTGGTAAATTACTTGCTCTGATGTGTTTATCTGACACAGTTCAAAAAGATTGGAAAAAACAATATGGTGATGTTCTTGCTGGTGTCACAACAACATCATTGTATGGCAAAACAAAAGCTGGCGGACTATCTCAATATGATGGTCTCGAACATTGGAACCAGATGGGGTTCTCCTCTGGCTCAGTTGCCTTTGAACCAACCAGAGCAACCAAAAAATTGGTGTTTGATTGGATCAAAGAGAATCACACTAGAAAATACTTTGAGTGGTGGGAAGCCAAGAACACACAAGGACTTCCACTTAAACGAGACCACAAGAATCGGTCATTAAACTTTGCATATTCTAAACTACAAATACCAAAAGAATTGATTCGTACCGAACATCAACGTGGTATCTATTTTAGTCCTCTCTACAATAATACCAATGAATTTCTCCGTAAGGAGATTACCGATTCTGAACTGATAAAATCATTTGATACCAGTGAAGAAGCTTTATCCAACATTTGGAAAACCAAATATGCTAAAGGTCGTATTCGGCAATTACAAAAGAAAAATAATGTTTCATATGAAACACTTTTCTATGATGACCTTATTGAATTATCTTGGGAAGAAACCAAGGCAAAGTATTTGCCACAAGTTGGCAGATAAACAAGTATACCGTAAATATACTTGACACACACACTATATAATGATATGATGTGATTACTCGTAATACACGAGGTTTTTATTATTAATTTTAACATGGAGTTTTATTATGTCTAAGAAGTTATCTGCAAAAGAGCGTATGTTGGCCGCATTGAAGCAGCGCAGTGGTTACAACACCTTTACAACCGAACAAGCTCAACGCCGTTTCGGTATCAGCAATGTTTCGGCACGCATCGATGAGTTACGCCAAGAAGGTCATTGCATCTACACTAACACTAAAGTTGTTGAAGGTCGCAAAGTTAAATTCTATCGTTTAGGTACACCTACCAAAGCAATGGTACAAGCTGCTTTGCGTGCTGGGTATTCTTTTTCAAATCCCTATAACGCATAATTATAGGTAAGATAGAGGAGGTTTGCCTAGAGCAATCCTCCTTTTTTTATATTCGGAGAACAAATGGAAATTTCAATTAAAAAAGAAGATTTACAAAAAAAGAGCCTATTTGTAGCCACGCCAATGTATGGTGGTATGAACCATGGACTATACATGAAAGCTTGTTTAGATTTACAAGGGCTATGTTTTCAATATGGTGTGCAGATTAAATTTTCATTTCTTTTCAATGAATCATTAATCACTCGTGCAAGAAACTATTTGGCAGATGAGTTTATTCACCGTTCTGGTTGCACTCATATGTTGTTTTTAGATTCAGATATTTCATATAATCCACAAGATGTGATTGCTTTACTGGCACTTGACAAAGATGTATCTGGCGGCCCTTATCCAAAGAAAGCCATCAAATGGAAATCAGTTAAGAAAGCTGTAGAAAAGAAACCAGATATTGATCCACAAACATTAGAAAAAGTTACTGGTGATTATGTGTTTAATCCCGTAAAAGGCACCGCACAGTTCTCGGTAACACAACCACTAGAAGTGTTAGAGATTGGCACAGGCTTCATGATGATTAAGCGTGAAGTATTTGCTAAAATGGAAGAAGCCTACCCAATGATTCGTTACAAACCAGACCATGTAGGTCAGGCAAACTTTGATGGCACTCGTTATATTCATGCCTTCTTTGATACAGTTATTGATACTAAAGATTCTATTGTAGGTGGTGGTTCCGACCGTTACCTATCAGAAGATTATATGTTCTGCCAAATGTGGCGAAAGATTGGTGGAGAAATTCATCTCTGTCCATGGATGAAAACATCACACATTGGCACATATCATTTCCAAGGCGATATGCCTGCTGTTGCTAATTTTGTCGGAGAAATGTAATGGCAGGTGTGGCAGAAGGTCGTAAATTTGATGGTGGTAAATTAGAATATGGTTTACTACCGCCACTCGCATTAGAAGAAACAGTCAAAGTATTAACTTTTGGTGCACAGAAATATGAACGAGATAATTGGCAAAAAGTACCTGATTCTAAACGCAGATACTTTGATGCCTTACAACGGCATGTTTGGGCTTGGAAACAAGGTGAACAAATTGACCAAGAATCTGGTATACACCACTTAGCACACGCCATGTGTTGCCTAATGTTTTTGTATGAGCATGATGTCAAATATTCCAAAGAATAACTTGACAATTGTTTTTGAAAGTAGTATTATTAAATTTTACATGATGGAGATTTAAATGAAATTATCGAAAGATACCTTAGATGTTCTAAAAAACTTTGCCTCAATCAACTCTGGTATTGAGTTTAAGAAAGGCAATACAATTCGTACCATGTCATCTGGCAAAACAGTCCTTGCCAAGGCCACATTGAAAGATGAGTTTCCACAAGACTTTTGTGTATATGACTTAAATCAATTTCTCAGCATTCATTCATCGTCAGATAGTACCGAAATTGACTTTGATGAAAAAAATGTTGTATTTATTTTTGGTCCAAAAAAATCAACCACATATCGTAAAACTGCCAGAGAAATGATTGTTACTGCACCAGACAAAGAATTATCTTTGCCATCCGTAGATATCACATTCACACTTACTAAAGAAGATTTGGCTGATTTGTTAAAGCATGCTTCACTTATTCAATCATCACATGTTGCAGTAGAATCAGATGGTGAAACAATTAATTTATCAGCGTTCAATGCCAAAGATGATTCAGCAAACGTCCATAAATCGGAAATTGGTGAAGGCAATGGTAAAAAATTTAAAATGGTATTTCTAGTAGATAATTTGAAAATGATTTCTGGTTCTTATGATGTTGAAATCTCTGCAAAAGGTTTGGCTTCATTTAAAAACAAGAGTGTTGACCTACAGTATTGGGTTGCAACTGAATCCAAAGAATCGAAATTTGAAGGATAATTATGTTAGTATATTTTACAGATGCAACTAATCAACAAAAGGTTGCAGTCAATCCAAAATATGTTGTAGTAATTTTTGTTTTACCTGATGGTGATATGAAAGGTAAAACGGTGATTGGATTAACTACAGGTAATATTGTTGTTGATGAATCTCAAATTGATGTTGTTGGTGTCCTACAAGGACAAATTGAGTAGTATTTTGTTGTATTATTTTATTATGAGGTGTGTGAATGGAACATTTATTATGGGTCGAAAAGTATCGACCATCCAAAGTGGAAGATTGTATTCTACCTGATGCAATCAAATCTACATTTCAAGAATATGTAAATCGTAAAGAAATTCCCAATCTGCTTCTTTCAGGCTCAGCTGGTGTTGGTAAGACTACCATCGCTAAGGCTCTCTGTGAAGAAGTGGGTTGTGATTATATTATCATCAATGGTTCAGACGAATCAGGTATTGATGTTCTGAGAACCAAAATCAAAAACTATGCCTCATCAGTCTCCTTGATGGGTGGTCGTAAGGTCATCATCATTGACGAAGCAGACTATCTAAATCCAAATTCAACTCAACCTGCAATGCGTGGTGCAATCGAGGAGTTTGCATCCAATTGTTCTTTCATTTTCACTTGTAACTTTAAGAATCGTATTATCGATCCGATTCACTCTCGTTGTACCGTGATTGATTTCAAAATCAATGGCCAAAAACCTAAAATGGCCACTCAATTTTTTAAGCGAGTAGAATGGATCTTACAACAAGAGGGTGTAGAATATGATAAAGAAGTGGTTGCTGCCGTTATTACAAAACACTTTCCAGATAATCGTAGAATTCTTAATGAGCTTCAAAGATATTCTGTATCAGGTCGGATTGATAAAGGCATGCTTTCTAGTGTTGCTGATATACAACTTGCTGATTTACTTCGAGCCCTCAAAGGCAAAGACTTCGCCTCGGCTAGAAAATGGGTCACGAACAATCTTGACAATGACCCAGCCAGAATCTTCCGTAGTCTATATGATAGTTTATATGAACAGTTAAAACCACAATCTGTTCCACAGTTGGTTTTAATTCTTGCTAAGTATCAATATCAAGCCGCTTTCGTAGCTGATGCTGAAATTAATCTTATTGCTTGTTTAACCGAAATTATGGTAGATTGTGAGTTCAAATGAAAAAAGAAGAAATGATGAATGAATTAGGTCTTGCTGGTGAAAAAATTGTTGCCAGTATGTTGAGTAAACTTGGATGTCAAATTGATCCATCTTATAATAAGTATGATTCCGAAAAAGACTTATTGGTTGATGGTAAAAGAGTTGAAGTTAAAACTCAAATACCTCTTTTTATCAAAAAAGCATTTACTTTTTCACCATCACAATTACAGAAATGTAGGTCTGTAGATGCTTTGTATTTTAATGCGATTCCAAATCCTAATAAAAAATATGATTTACCAGAAAATGGCTGGATTTATCGTGTTGAACCGGATAAATTTGAATTTGAAAAATGGAATGATAAATCTGGTGAGCCAAGAATTTTGGTACCAATTAAACAAAACTGCATTTATCCTGTTCAAAGATTAACAGAAGAACAAATAAAATACTTACAATCTTATACAACTAGTAGCTATGCCTGATTTATTTAAAGAGATTATACCGTCTATCCTTCAGACAAAAAAATCAGTAATACATGACGATATTGATGCCAAAGACTATGTTCCTTTTGTGGTTAATCGTGCTCTATCATATCATATGGATTGTGTTCTATACGCCAATGAATTGAACCTTCATCCAGAGTTGGAAAAAGACCTTCAATATCAATATCTTCTAAATACCATTAGACCAATGAAACGGAAATTTCAACCGTGGCAGAAATCAGAGGTCGATAAGAACATAGATTGTGTAAAAACCTACTTCGGTTATTCTAACCAGAAGGCTAAAGAAGCTTTACGCATACTAAATGATGAACAAATCGCTGAAATAAAAAGAAGAACAGATAAAGGCGGAGTATGATTAACATTACTGATTTAGTTGAGGTGACTTTGAATGAACAAGATGATTTCCTCAAAGTCAGAGAAACACTAACCCGAATTGGTGTTGCCTCAAAGAAAGAACAAATTCTATACCAATCGTGTCATATATTACACAAAAGAGGTCAGTATTATATTGTCCATTTCAAAGAATTATTTGCTTTGGATGGTAAACCAACCGATATTACCGAAAATGATTTATCTCGTAGGAATGCCATTGTAAAACTATTACAAGATTGGGGTCTGGTAACTGTTGTTAAAAAGCAACAGATTGAGAACCCACCTCCAATTTTCCTTAGTCAAATCAAGATATTATCACATAAAGAAAAAGACGATTGGCAATTAGTACCAAAATATAATATTGGTAAAAAATCACAAGACTATTGACAATTAGTATAAATACTAATATACTTATGGTGGCGTGCTCAATGAGGCGCCAATTTTTGATTAACTCGCTTAAACTAAGGAGAACTAAGCATGACTACAAGTCTATTACCAAGTCTATTTGACTTTCATAAATCGTTGGATCCATTCACAGTCGGTTACGACAAATTCTTCAAAGACATTGAAGAAGTATCTAAGACCGTTGCTAAGAATGTACCATCGTATCCTCCATACAATATCAAACAAATAAGCAAGAACAAGTATGTCATTGAAATGGCAGTTGCTGGTTTTGCCAAGTCTGATATTGAAATCACACTTGAAGGTAATAAATTGGTCATTAAAGGTTCCGCTAAAGAGAATGAACTTAAAGAAGAAGAAAATTTCTTGTTTAAGGGAATTGCTAACCGTGATTTTACACGTTCTTTTACCATCGCTGACAAGATTGAAATCGGTCAAGCCGAAATGGTAAATGGTATGTTGCGTGTATGGTTGGAAAATCTTGTGCAAACCCAAGATACCATTAAAAAGATTACCATTAAAGAAAAGAGTGAATAATGAACTGGTGGCCCGTAACCGATGAGGAATGGGAACAGTTGAATTATCCACAAAAAACTAAACCTCGGTAATAATCATAGGGGGTCTTGACAACCCCCTATAAATCTGTTATAATTATATTATGAAAAAAGTGAAGAAAGTTAAACCTCTAATTCGTAAGGTTCGGTCTAAATCGAACTTCGATATCTATTACACTTCATCAACTTGGGAAAACAAGGAGATTGAAGGCGTCACTTTTATTCCTGTAACAAAAAATATGAATGATAAACAAATTCATTATTTGCGTAAAGATAATGTGGAGTATGTGAAATGAGTAATAAACTCGAAGCGATGAATTTGTATCAACGGCATCAATTTGATCCTAGTAATAAGGATGATTTGCGTTTAGCCAGATCCTTTTTGTTTAATCACAAATGGGGTGCCAATGGATGTCCATTTCATTTAGAATGGCCATATGAAGATGTGCCTTATATGTTGAAAACAAAAATCTCTGAATATTTTCTTAAAGGTTTGAAATGAACTGGTTGAAATATTCTGGTTGTAATATTACATTGAAACTTAATCCGTTTCATTGGCGATTACATTGTGCATATAACAAAACAAATGAGGCGTGGGAAACTGATGCTTTTGTGCTTGAACTTTTACCATTGACTATCCGAATATGGATAGATGATGGTTCTTGGTAATGAAACAAAAATTTATTGACGCTTATATGAATGTGGCAGAGCGATTTGCCAAACTATCATCCGCAAAACGATTACAAGTTGGTGCTATCATTGTCAAAGATGATAGGATTATATCTATTGGTTATAATGGTATGCCTGCCGGATGGACCAATGAGTGTGAAGAAGTGGTAGAAGTCCATGAGGATGGCGGTATTGTCACCAAAACTAAGGACGAAGTGATCCACGCTGAGGCCAATGCTATCGCCAAACTGGCCAAAGGTAGTGAATCTGGAGATGGATCCACGATGTTCCTGACCCATGCACCATGTATTCATTGTGCAAAGCAAGTCTATACCGCTGGTATTAAAAAGGTATATTACCGAAATTCATATCGGGATACCATCGGCATAGATTTCTTAAATAAATGTGGTGTTGAAGTAAGTCATATTTCACCTGGTGAAAACTAAAGAGCACCTAAATATTTGAGAAGTGTTAGTTGGTTTTCACAGGAGAAACCTCAGATGCAACTCAGTATAATCGGATGTCCCGATAAGAAGCGCTTTAGACCTTTCGTGAAGCGAGCCGCTCTTTTTTATGCTGAACAATTAATGACACCGAAAATGTTGGAAAACATTTATGTTCGGATTAAGTTTGACCCAAAAATAGATGCTTTAGGTTATGCGGATGTTATGAATTATAACGAAAGCAATAAACCTAGAGAATTTCAAATTGAATTAAATCCAACAGCCGGTTCTCATGACATATTAGAAACATTAGCACATGAAATGGTTCATGTTAAACAATATGCTTATGGTGAAACGAATGAGTATGGAACTCGTTGGCGTGGCCAAAGAATCAATACCGAAAATTTAGATTACTATGATGAACCATGGGAAGTAGAAGCGTATGGTGTATCAATCGGCTTGTTTAGTAAATTTGCCATTAAAGAGAAATTGTGGGAAGTGTTTTCTGATATTCGTAATCCAGATGCACCACTTGTACCAGAGCCAATAGCATGGCGAAGTATACCACAAATAAGTATTGACAATCAACCTATATAATGTTATAGTATTACATATGCGGTCGGGGTATAGAACCAGAGTAGGTGTCCAATCTACTCACTTAGTGCGAATCTAAGCCACCGCTCCAAATTCTCAAAGGACTATATTATGGCAACACAATTACAAAGAAAAAAACCTGGTTATACAAAGTCTGGTGAAGTCAAATTGGTTAGTCTTAGTGTTGCACAATTAACAAAATTGTTAGAAGAAACAAGTAAACCAAAAAAGAAAGCAAAGATTCAAAACATTTTATTGAAAAAAGCGGCATAAATGAAATTCAATTTTACAAACCTTCCTCTATTAAATCTGCCAGTGCAGAGAGGGGTTCTTTTGTAAAATTTTTGTAAGTTTAAGTTTTATAAAAAGAACCCTAGTCTAAACAACTAGGGTTTTTTGTTTTATCCCGATGGCGAAATTGGTAGACGCACTGGTTTAAGGTATCAGATTTTTGCAGGTTCGAGTCCTGCTCGGGACACATAACGGAGTGTAGCGCAGGCTGGTAGCGCATCTGCTTTGGGAGCAGAGGGTCGCAGGTTCGAATCCTGCCACTCCGACCATTGACAAAGTAATATAAGTAATATACAATGTTAAGAAAAGCCCCTTTAGCTCATCTGGTAGAGCAACTGATTTGTAATCAGTAGGTGGTCTGTTCAAGTCGGACAAGGGGCACCACTAACTGAAAGGTAAATTATGCAACCAACTAGAGATAATATTATTGTAGAACGGATTATTAGAGAGGGTGCTACGGCATCTGGCATTATATTAAAATCATCTGATGAACCAGATAGAGCCAAAGTTATCTCTATTGGCCATAAAGTAAATGAAGTAAATATTGGTGATGCAGTATTGATTAATTGGAACAAGGCGACAAAGATTGAAAAAGAAATCTATGTCGTACCTATTACAGAAGTAGTCTGGATTTACTAAAAAGGTTGGACAGTCGGAGCCTCCGAAATTTTTTCCGGCGATTTCAAAATACGAAAAAGTAATTTTAGTTTTTCAAATAAATATCTACAGCGGGGTAGCTCAGAGGTAGAGCATTGGACTCATAATCCAGGGGCCGTAGGTTCGATTCCTTCCCCCGCAACCAAACAAGGAGATATTATGACATCTGATTTAGAACAATATCGTAAAATGGCCATAGAATTGTGGTTCAGTAATGGTGGTTCGTGCACTGGTGCTCAACCGGAACCAAAAGATATTGATGATGCAATTGCTGAAGATGAAGAATTTAAACGCATTGAAAGAGAACAGAAAAAGTAAATGGCGTATTCAGATAAAGTTATAGACCATTATGAAAACCCACGCAATGTGGGTAAAATGGATGCTGGTGACATCAATGTTGGTACAGGTATGGTTGGTGCTCCAGCCTGTGGTGATGTAATGAAATTACAGATTCGTGTAGAAGATGGCATCATTAGAGATGCAAAATTCAAAACATATGGATGCGGTTCTGCAATTGCTTCAAGTTCATTGGTAACTGAATGGGTTAAAGGTAAGACACTTGAAGAAGCTGCACAAATTAAAAATACACAGATTGCTGAAGAACTTTCTTTACCACCAGTAAAGATTCACTGTAGCATTCTCGCTGAAGATGCAATCAAAGCTGCAATTAATAACTATAAAGAGAAAACAGATGCAATTAACCACCAATGCTGCCAGCAAAATTAAAGATTTAATTGTTGACCAAAATGATCCAGATATTAAGTGTTTAAGAATATCTGTTAAGGGTGGTGGTTGTTCAGGATTTCAGTATGACTTTATGTTTGATAATGAACTCGATGATGAATCTGATTTTGTATTTGAAGCTGAAGATATAAAAGTGGCTGTTGATTACATGTCTATGGAATATCTAAAAGAAGCTACTATTGACTACGTTGAAAAGAATTTTGAATCTAGATTTGTAGTCAAAAATCCTGGAGCAAAACACACCTGTGGGTGTGGTTCATCTTTTTCTGCTTAGTTTGGCAAGTTTAAATTTCTCTAATACTTTGATATAGAACCAACCTATATCTAACTCAAACCATTTCCTACTAAGCTTGGCAGAACCAGCATCGTTATGGTGATTATTATGAAGCTCTTCGCCACCAATAATAATACCCAAAGGGAAAATATTTCTAGATGATTCTCTCGTTTCATAGTTTCTATACCCCCAATAGTGACCTATTCCATTAATTACACCAGCAGCCCAAAACGGAATCCATAACATCTGTATCAACCAAACTAATATACCCCAATAACCAAATAACGCAAAACAAACTAAAAAGTAAATTGAAACACCCAAATAGTTTAAAGGTGTATACAAATTCTTTTCAATAGCATCATCTGGTGTTCCTTTACCAAACGCATTGACCATCAATTTATCTTTTGCAGACGTATTGTATAGTATTGCACCACCAAATAAAACTTTCCAAATACCAAATAACTGTGGTGAATGTGGATCACCTTGATTATCGGTCATACCATGATGTTTACGATGAATAGCCACCCACTCCTTTGTAACCATACCTGTAGTCAACCATAACCAAAAACGAAAGAAGTGATTTATTAACGGATGAAATGTTACAGCTAGATGAGTTTGACTACGATGAAGATATAGGGTTACGGCGATGATGGTGAGATGAGTTGTCACTAGGACATAGATTAGTTCGTTCATGTGTGTGTTTTAGTAGTGTGTGTGGAAAAAACCAAAGATTGAGTATAAGATATACCCAAAAATCTATTGGATGTATTATTGTCATTACTTATTTAGGTGCGTGTTCTGCCCACATTAAAAACATTACAAGCATAAGTGTTATAATAAAAATTAATGGTTGGTCTTTCATTTGTATAATTTGAAAAAATAGGTTACTAACGCCGATACAGTCATACACCACCAAAAAAGTCTTGCCATTTTATATCTGTCACTATCCATAAATTTTATTTCTTCATCATGTTCTTTTTTTAACCTTGCTTTGACTTCCTCAATTTCAGTCCAAGCATTTTTACCATATTTTTTAATGGCATCTATTTTTAGATTGTCAATTTCTCTTTGATGTTTTTTTTCTGATTCATATTTTTCATATGCTTTAAATTCTCTTGAGGCTCGTATAAGCTCTTGTTGAGCTTTAGCTTGCATCCTTTTACGATGTTGTTCTTGAACTGACCTTTCCATATCAGCTTGTTGGTCAGTAACAACACCACCTAATTGTTTACCAATATTCTGAGCCTCTTTGAGTGTATCAACAGCTGCTTTTCCTGCGGACAAATTGGGATCTGGCATATTAAAAATATGTTATTTTTTGTTATTGGGAGATAATAAAGAATACCGAATGTCAGGTTGACATATTAGAATAAAACATATATAATTTCATTTCAACTACATACTTATTTAGGCTTTGGAGATAATAAATGAAAATATTAGCATTAAAATTAATTACCGGTGAAGAAATTCTAGGTGAAATTGAATCAGAATCGGAAACAGAATTTGTGATAGAAAATCCTGTTGGTATTGCCATTGTGCGTGATCCAAAGACTGGTCAACCAAATGTTGGGTTTGCACCATTTCCCATTCACGCTGAACAAAAGACTGGTGCCACGGTTGCTTTGAATAAGAAGAATGTAGTATACTCTTATACTCCGGCACAAGATTTTATTAATAATTATAATTCAATTTTTGGTTCTGGAATTGTTGTTCCTTCAACCAAAACACTAATTACAGGTTAATGGTACTAGAAAAATCCATAATTCGTACCGCCAAATGGAGTAAAGAGAATAACTGTTGGGATATCAAAGAAACATTGAATTATCAATGGTTCAATATAAATAATACACCAAAGTCACCTCTTTACACAGAGCTATCAGACGCTCTAAAATGGATTATCTCACACGATGAAAACCTATCGTAGCATTTTTATTAGTGATGTTCATCTTGGCACCAGAGATTGTCAGGCAGAAAAACTTAATAATTTTTTAAAGCATAACACCTGTGATACATTATATCTTATAGGTGATATTATTGATGCTTGGAAAATACAACAAAATAAATGGCGATGGAAACAAAGCCATTCAAATGTGGTACGAAGAATACTTGGTCACGCAAAAAGAGGTACCAAAGTCATTTATGTGGCAGGTAATCATGATGAGTTTTTAAGACCAATGATACCATACGGATTCAGTTTTGGTGCAATACAAATCTGTAATCAAACCGAACACATTGATACCAACGGCAAACGTTTTTTGGTAACTCACGGTGATTTATTTGATGGTATTTCTAAACTTGCACCATGGCTTGCTTTTCTTGGCGATAAGTTGTATGATATGGTTCTAAACTGGAATTCAGCGTTTAATTCTTTTCGTAGAAAATTTGGTTTAGGGTATTGGTCTCTTTCAAAATACCTAAAGTATAAAGTCAAATCATCTGTTGATTTTTTATTAGGATTTGAAAAGAATATTTCGGAGTATTGTAAAAAAAGAGGATTTGATGGTGTAATATGTGGTCATATTCACCATGCAGAGATAAAAGAATTAAATGGTATTTTGTATATGAATGACGGTGATTGGGTTGAATCCTGCACCGCTTTGGTTGAACATCATGACGGCACATGGCAAATTGTGCATTGGACGAAAGAAAAAGATTGAGCAATTTTTATACTAATGTTCAGAGTATTGGCGGCAACATACTCTATCGTGGCATTCAAAACGGCAAAAGAGTAAAGACGAAAGTAGAATATACACCGTCTTTATTTGTGCCATCTAAAAAAATCACCAGCTTAACAAGTTTAGAAGGTGATTATCTTGACGAGAAAAAGTTTCAAAACATCAAAGCGGCCAGAGATTATATCAAGCAATTTGAAGGTGTTTCTGGTGCTTCAAAGATTTATGGTCAAACTCGGTTTGAATATGCCTTTATTGCCGACCAACACAAAGGCATGGTTGATTACGATTTCGATAAAATTGCCATCGCCATCATTGATATTGAAGTTGGCTCAGAGAATGGCTTTCCCGACCCATATCAAGCAAATGAACCAATCACAGCCATTGCTATTCGTAAACTAAATGGCGGCATCACCGTTTATGGTTGTGGTGAATATGAGGTACAAGATGATGAAGTTTATATTCGCTGCAAAGACGAATACAATCTATGCAAAACATTTCTAAATCATTTCAAAGACAATTATCCAGACATCATCACTGGCTGGAATACAAAGTTCTTTGATATACCATACCTTATTAATCGTTTCAAAAAGATTCTTGGTGAAGATGAAGCCAAGAAACTTTCACCTTGGAATTATATTACAGAACGAAATGCTTATGTAAACAATCGACAGATGATTGATTATACTCTTGTTGGTATTTCATCACTTGATTATATTGAATTATACAAATGGTATGCTCCTGGCGGCAAATCACAAGAGTCTTATCGCCTCGATAATATTGCACAGGTTGAACTTGGTGAAGGTAAGATATCGTATGATGAGTATGACAATCTTCATGCACTCTATCGATTGAATTATCAAAAGTTTATTGAGTATAACATCAAAGACGTTGATTTGATTGTCAAACTAGAAGATAAACTGAAACTGCTTGAACTGGCAGTTACTCTTGCTTACGACACCAAATCAAATTATGAAGATGTATTTGCACAAACTCGTATGTGGGACGCTTTGACATATGCTTATCTCCGTGAAAAGGATATTATTGTTCCACCTCGTATTGTTAAAGATAAAGATTCTGCCTTTGAAGGTGCCTATGTCAAAGAACCACAAATCGGTTTACATGATTATGTTGCTAGTTTTGACCTGAACTCTTTGTATCCACATTTGATGATGCAATACAATATCAGTCCTGAAACATTGATTGAGCCAGAAAACTATACTGATGAAATGCGGAACATTCTTTCACAAGGTATATCAGTTGACAAGTTGTTGAAGAAACAAATTGACACATTCAAACTTGAAGGTGCCACATTGACACCAAATGGCCAATTCTTCCGTACCGATTTTCAAGGCTTCTTGCCAAAGATGATGGAAGAAATGTATGAAGATAGAAAAAAGTTTAAAAAATTAATGTTGCAAGCAAAACAGGAGTATCAAAACGAAACCGATGAATCCAAAAAATACGAAATTGAAAAACGAATCGCCAAATATAACAATATTCAGTTGGCTAAAAAAGTATCACTCAACTCTGCTTATGGCGCTTTGGGTAGTCAGTATTTCCGTTTCTACGATTTGCGGATGGCTCTTGGGGTCACTACTGCTGGGCAATTAAGTATTCGTTGGATTGAAAATAAACTCAATCAATACATGAATAAGATTGTTGAAACAGAAGGCGAAGATTATGTAATCGCTTCTGATACTGATTCAATCTATCTCAAACTTGGCCCACTTGTCGACAAATTCTATAAAGACAAAGAAACACAAAAGACAATCGACTTCATGGATAAAATTTGTGAAGAAAGAATTCAGCCATTTATTGATAAATCATATAAAGAACTTTCTGATTATGTTCATGCCTATCAACAAAAGATGGAGATGAAACGAGAGGGTCTATCGAACAAAGGCATCTGGACTGCCAAGAAACGATACATTTTAAATGTTTACAACAATGAAGGTGTTGCATATAAAGAGCCGGATTTGAAAGTGATGGGCCTCGAAATGGTCAAGTCATCTACACCATCTGCCATCCGTGAAAAAATGAAAGAGGTTATTCGCCTGATGGTTTCTGGCACAGAGAATGATATTCACAGGTTTATTGAAGATTTTCGAAATGAATTCAAAACATTACCTGTTGAAGAAATTTCTTTTCCACGTGGTTTAAATGGTCTAAATACTTACTCTGATAAAGGCACACTATACAAAAAAGGTACACCGATTCACGTCAAAGGTGCCATTCTTTATAACCACAATTTAGAAAAAAAGAACCTTACTAAAAAATATCCACTCATTCAAGAAGGTGAAAAGGTCAAGTTTACTTACCTAAAAATGCCTAATCCATTTAAAGATACAGTCATATCGTATCCATCTCGTTTACCAAAAGAATTTGAACTACAAGAGTATATTGATTATGATATGCAATTCGACAAGGCATTTCTTGAACCAATCAAAATTATTCTTGATTGCATTGGGTGGAAAACAGAAAAAACTAGCTCGATAGAGGACTTCTTCTCATGATACTAATACTCTTAACTTTCTTGGCTGCATTTTTACTATCCACTATTGCAGCATATTACTCGGTTATTGGCCTTGCGTTAATATTCTCTGGTGCATTTTGGCCAGTTGTTATTATGGGTTCTACATTAGAGTTTGCCAAATTAGTAACAGCATCTTGGCTATATAACAATTGGCAAAAAACAAATATTTTATTGAAATCATATTTAACGACCGCAGTAATTATTCTCATGTTAGTTACATCAATGGGTATTTTTGGATTTCTTGCCAAATCACACATTGATTCGACATTGGATGCTGGTGCAAATTCTGCTGAGTTAAAAACACTTAATGCTCAACAAAAAGTGGCTGAACAACGATTAGAATATTTACTCAAACGAGCAGGCAATCCAGAAACAGCATCGGTACAAATTGACCGCCAAATTCAAACCACACAAAAAGAATTAACAGATATAAACAAGAAACGTTTACCACTTCTTAAAGAGGAAAACAAATTAGTGGCAGATGTTGGCCCAATTAAATATGTGGCAGATATATTTTTTGGTAGTGGTGATGGTGCCGTGGACAAAGCAGTCCGTTTGGTAATCTTCATAATTATGCTTGTGTTTGACCCGTTGGCTGTGTTATTATTAATAGCAGGAAACATTTCATTGAAAGAAAAATATGGCAACAGAATATCATCGCCCATTTCAATACCTAGTTCTACCAAACGTAATAAAAAGAAAGTTCAAGTGGCTAAAGAACAGCCGGACAATACGATTCAAGTACCGAAAGAAAACTTGGTTACAATTGAGGAGAGAACTACATCTCCGAAAAAAAAGAGGGGCTTTCCGAGGCGCCAGACGGATCGTATAAGTAGTTATGATGAACAAGCAGAATTGGCTTTCAAAGAAAAAAAATTAGATGGTGGCGACTTTTAACAAATAAGGAAGATTATGAGTATACTTGATAAGATTAAAAAGAACAGTAGTATTAAAGAATCAGCAATTCTTTCTAAATCAAAGTTCTTTACTGATAAGGATATGATACAAACGGCAATTCCCATTATCAATGTGGCATTGTCTGGTCGTTTAGATGGCGGACTAACACCTGGTCTTACAATGTGGGCAGGTCCCTCTAAACATTTCAAAACTGCCTTCTCTTTGTTGATGGCAAAATCTTATTTGGAGAAATACAAAGATGCGGCTCTTTTGTTTTACGATTCTGAGTTTGGTACTCCTCAAAGCTATTTTGACAGTTTTGGCATCGATACTGCTCGTGTCCTGCATACACCAATTACCGATATTGAACAGCTCAAATTTGATGTTATGCAACAGCTTACGCAGTTGGAACGAGGCGACCGAGTAATTATTGTAATCGATTCGATTGGTAACTTGGCATCAAAGAAAGAAGTTGAAGATGCTCTTGAACAAAAATCAGTTGCAGATATGTCCCGTGCTAAACAAGTTAAATCATTGTTTCGTATGGTCACACCTCACCTTACAATGAAAGATGTGCCAATGGTTGTTGTTAATCACACCTATAAAGAAATCGGTATGTTCCCGAAAGACATTGTTGGTGGTGGTACAGGTTCATATTACTCAGCCGATAATATTTTCATTATTGGTCGCCAACAAGAAAAAGAAGGCACCGAAGTTGTTGGTTACAATTTTATAATTAATGTAGAAAAATCTCGTTATGTTAAAGAAAAATCTAAAATTCCCGTTACTGTATCTTTCGATGGCGGCATTAGCAAGTGGAGCGGTCTACTTGATATTGCACTTGAATCCGGCCATGTGGTTAAACCTAGTAATGGTTGGTATAGTCAAGTAGATGAGAATGGAGAAATCCAGGAAAAGAAATACCGTATCAAAGAAGTAGACACCAAAGAATTCTGGTTACCAATTTTAAAGCAAAAGTCATTTCAGGACTTTATTAAAAACAAATATCAAATTGCAGCTAGCAGCATCATGCAAAAAGATGTTGAAGAAGCTTTCGAAGTTGAAACTATGAATGGTGCTGAAGATGAGTGATATTGAAACAAAAGTAAAACATTCCAAAAGACGACACAAATCAATTGCACATGATGTCTATGAACAGAAAAATGGTATTAAACATAGTCATCATACGGACAATCCAAGAAAAGTAGTCAAAGAAAAAACAATTCAAGAAAAACGATTTGATGGTGTAAAAGATGATTGAAGGCCTAGATTACTGTTTCATTTATCCAAAAAATGATGCCACAGCGGTACATATTCGATTTTTGGATGGCAAATACAAAGATACTGTATTCAAATATGGTAAGGTAAAGTTCAAAGAAGAAAACGACCAAGTCTATTTACTTTTCGCTTATGATGTGATAGAATCCACAGTTGATAGTCCAAAAAAATTGGAAAAAGATATGGACTTTAAGAACTATCTTGGTGATTTACTTGTGGAAATAATGAGCTCTAATATAGAGCAGGAAGTGATTGATGAAACTGGAACAGACGATATTAAAAAACTTGATTTACAATGAGAACTTTCTAAGAAAAGTTTTACCATTTGTAAAGACAGAGTATTTTAGTGATAGTGTAGAGAGAACTCTATTCAATGAAATTACATCGTTTACGGAAACTTATAATAGTCCGCCAACAACTGAAGCGCTTAGTATTGCCGTCAAAGAAAAGAGAAATCTTACGGCTGATGAGGTTCAGAGATGTGAAAATTATATTGTCGAAATTGAAAAGAATAAATCGGTTGAAACCGAAGTTCAATGGCTTATCGACAAAACGGAAAAGTTTTGCCAAGAAAAGGCTATATACAATGCAGTATTGGGATCTATTTCTATTCTCGATGGCAAAGATAAAACACACGATAAAGGTCAAATTCCCAAGATATTGTCGGACGCTTTGGCAGTATCTTTCGATAATTCAGTAGGTCACGATTATTTACAGGACTCAGATGCTCGATATGAATTTTATCATAGAAAAGAGGAAAGAATACCTTTCGACTTGGACTACTTTAACAAAATCACAAAAGGTGGTTTACCTAACAAGACACTCAATATCGCTCTTGCTGGCACTGGTGTTGGTAAATCTCTTTTTATGTGTCATGTGGCTGCTGGGTGTATGGTTCAAGGCAAGAATGTATTATACCTCACTTTGGAAATGAGTGAAGAAAAGATTGCCGAGAGAATTGATGCAAACCTATTGAATGTAACCATTGATGATTTGATGGACTTACCAAAAGATATGTATGATAAGAAAGTGGCTAGAGTCCGTGAAAAGACCACAGGTAAACTAATCATCAAAGAATATCCAACTGCATCAGCGTCCACTATCCATTTTAGGACACTATTAAATGAACTTAATCTCAAGAGGTCTTTTATACCTGACATTATATTTGTTGACTATCTCAATATTTGTTGTAGTGCTCGTATTAAAGCTGGCAGCAATATTAATTCTTACACCTACGTTAAAGCAATTGCAGAAGAATTACGTGGCCTTGCTGTTGAGTTTAATGTTCCTATTGTATCTGCTACACAAACTACCCGTTCAGGATTTACTTCCAGTGATCCGGGACTTGAGGACACGAGTGAATCGTTCGGACTTCCCGCCACCGCAGATTTGATGTTTGCTTTGATTTCGAGTGAAGAACTAGAAGAACTTGGCCAAATCATGGTCAAACAATTGAAGAATCGATATAATGATCCAACATTCCACAAACGATTTACTCTTGGTGTTGATAGAGGTAAAATGAAACTATATGATGTCGAACAGGCTGCACAGATGGGTATCGCTGATGCTGGCCATGATAAACCATTAAATACATTTGGTACCAGAGAAGAACGACCAAAAAAACAATTTAGTGGATTTAAAGTATGATACTGGCTAGAGAAGATGCTTTAGTATGTGCCAAAGCATTTAAAGATTATTTTGGTAACATCAATAGCATTGAAGAATATATGCGTGATGAAAAACTAAAGAATCTTGACGATATACCACAAACATTATTTCCACTTGAAGATGATTTGTTTTCTGATTTCTCAATGCACCCCAAAGATATGAATATCGAAGTGTGTGAAATACCAAATGATACATGGGAAAATTTACTTGCCATTACATCATCACACATCAATAAAGCACCTGTTGGTAGAAACATTCAATTGGCAGCCAAAGAGAAAAACACAGGAAAGATTCTAGGATTCATTCGTTTGGGTTCACCTGTCATCTATATGCGACCACGCAATGAACTTCTTGGACAGGTGTTCTCGCAGAATCCTGATACAACAAAACGATTTAATGATTCTTCTATGATGGGATTTGTCATTGTACCAAGTCAGCCATTTGGATTTAATTATCTTGGTGGCAAACTTATGGCAGCCATTTGTACCAGCCATGAAGTGAGAGAAATCTGTAATAAAAAATATAATATGAATCTTTGCCTATTTGAAACCACCAGTTTGTATGGTTCAACAAAGGGTGTTTCACAATATGATGGTATGAAACCTTACATTCGTTTTCAAGGTGTAACCGATTCTGATATGGTGCCAATGATGCACGGTGAACGATATACTCAATTAAAAGAGTTTGTAGAAAGCAAAGTTGGAGATATCTTAGAGGGCGATACAAAAACTACCAGTAGAAAACTCAGAATATTTACTAAGATTATTGCTCTTACTAAAGCCGCTTTGAAAGGAACAACTGAAGCGGAAGATTTTTCTTTAACGATTGAGAAAGCAAAATCATTAACAGAAAAGAAAAGATATTACACATCAAATTATGGTTACAGTAACTACATCGATTATCTAGCCTGCAAAACAGATAAACTTTTACCAGGTGAAAACTACGATAAACATCATTTAAAAAATGTTATTGAATGGTGGCGGAGTAAAGCTATAAATAGGTACGAAACCCTCAAATCAGAAGGTAGATTACGAACAGAACTAGAAGTTTGGACTTCAGGTAAAGACATTCAAATTATCAGGTAAAATGGCAGACAAAACTAAACAACAAGAAGATGGATCCCGTTGGATTTTTTTGCGTGCATTAAAAGATAATGTTAACTATGAAAATTTGACTCCAACAAATCAATTTGTTGATAAAAAATCTCAAGAAATAATTTTAAGCAGATATAAAAATCCTAAAAAACCAAATCAAAAACTTGACCCAGCTTATAATATTCTTTTAGATAAAAAAGTCGATGAGTTGGTGGAAGTCTTTGGAGGAAATTTAGATAAAGAGTGGTTGGTATCATATTATTATCAAACTAAAGCTCTGTTATCAAAATATTCTAAAGCTAATTTTAAACAATTAGAAATTGATAGAGATTCTCCTGGTGGTTTTATGGAGTTTATTAGTAATTTAATTGTACCATTGGGTATACCAAAAGGCAGTAAAGATACTTGGGATCCAGCAGACATTTGGATTGAAGATAAATTTAAAGAACCAAAAGATCCAAAAAAAGTATTAAAAGAACTTACAGAATTTGGAAAAAATGAAAAGGCTGATGATAGAAAATTACAGATTTTAAAATTGCAACAACTAAATGCAAAGCTAAGAGATTTTTATAGAAAAGAAAAAATCATAGGAGTTTCTCTAAAGAAAGCCGGTAAAAATGCAGAATATGTTGATGTGAATGTTGGTATAAATGAAAAAGAAATTTCAAAAGAATTTGATAGATTGGAAAATTTGAGTTGTGAAATTGTTGGTGTTAAATGTGCTTTAAACATATTACCTATGAAAGAAGTTTATGGTAAAGATTTTCAAACAAAGTCCGATAAAATGAAAAAACTTTTTAGAGCTAAAAAGAACGAAATTTATGCAGATAATTATCCAGAAAATCCCTATTGTTTTGCAACACAAGAAACATCCATAGAGATAGTAGACCGGCAAACTGACACGACATATATATTAACAGTTAAAGCAACGCAAACAAGTGAATATAGTAATTTAAAATATGAACCTACAGAAAAAGGAAAAGGTTCTGCTAAATTAGGTAAAGCTCCTGTTGAAATGGTCGCAAAGATTATATCAAAATACAATTTAACATTTATTAATAACAATCGAGATTATCCAATAATATATGATGAATCTAAAATTACTCAAAAATTAACTAACATAAAATCTAGTAAACAAGGATTACCGTCATCAAAAATTAATTTTGGTATATCAACTGATGCTGAATTCAAAAAAAATTTAGAAGCTTGCTACGCATCTGATCCTGTAACAGCACAATCAAAACTTATGCAAATGGATTTTTTAAAATCGATTTTATCGTTAAATGAAAAAGATTTGAGTAAACTTATTACTGATATTGTGTATGTTGCTAAAAAAGAAGGCCGTGCTTTTGGCCCATTTGGTAAAATTTATTAAGGTGATATATGGGACTTACTGATTTTGACCGTATTATGAAAGAATATGCCAATGTTGATGATGACTTTGGTTTCTCTGCCGTTTCTGAAGCAGAGTATAATGAAGTAATTAAAAATACAGAACAAACTGCTGATAATTACAAAGCAAGATTATCCGAAGTAGAAAAAATGATTATTCCTTTTCTTCAAAAGTTACATTCGACCGGAGATAAAGAATACATATATTGGCCAAATCGTAAACCAATTATAGAGAAACAAATAGAAAGAATTCTAAAACTAACACGAGATTAAATTATGTCTGCTACTGTGATTATACCAACTACTGGTTCGCCAGAGGTGAAAACTGCCGTTGAATCTGTTTTAAATCAAAGTCATTATACAAAATGTTATGTTGTTATTGATGGTGATGACTACACAGACAGAACACTAGAAGTTCTTGGTTCTGCATTAGATGATGAAAGAGTTCATGTTTGTCCACTACCAATCAATGTCGGTGCCAATGGATTTTATGGTCACCGTGTCTATGCCGCCTTCACACATTTAGTTGATACAGAATATGTTGCCTATCTCGACCAAGACAATTGGTTATATCGGTCTCATGTGGAAAACTGTATCAAAACAATTAATACAAGAGGCTTAGATTGGTGTTATTCTTTACGCCAAGTATATAATAAACAAGGTAAGTTTGTTTGCTTTGATGACTGTGAATCTCTTGGCATCTGGCCAACCTATCACGGAGTTCATCACATAGATACTAATTGTTACTTCATTAAAACAGAAGTTGCAAATAAGATAGCAAGTGTTTGGCATGGCGGCTGGGGACAAGATAGAGTATTTCTACAAGCTATTACAAAACACTTTCCAAAATTCTATTGCACAGGCGAATATACAACCTGTTATCGTGTAGATGGTGGTAAAGGTTCTGTTAATGCAGAGTTCTTTGAAAATGGTAATAAAGTAATGAATGAAAAATATAATGGGAGTTATCCATGGCGTCAAAAAGCTTAATCATTGGTGCATTTACCAATTATAATTACAATCAATTAAAACCATGGGTCGAATCAATCGATGAGTGTGGTTTTACTGGCGACAAAGCCATGGTTGTTGGTAATGCTTCACAAGAAACAATCGGTGAACTTATCAAACGAGATTTCATCATCATTAAGATGCACGAAATTAATGCACCAATTCATGTGGCTCGTTTTCTATCAATCTATGACTTTCTTAAAAACACTTGGCAGAATTATAATCATGTGGTTACCACAGATGTCAAAGATGTTTACTTTCAAACCAACCCAATTGCATGGTTAGAATTAAATCTTAAAGGCAAAAAACTAGTTGCCGGTTCTGAAGGTTTAAGATACAAAGACGAACCATGGGGTGATGAGAATCTCAGACAGGCTTATGGACCATATGTGTATGAACAATTCAAACATAATGAGATATACAATGTAGGAACCATCGGTGGTGTGTCTGAATATGTAAAAGATATGATGTTCAATATTCTGTTCAACGCAATCAACCGACCTATTCCTATTTGTGACCAGGCGGTGTATAATGTTCTGATTCAAACACAACCATTTAAAGATTCAATTTATTTTGCTAAACAATTGGATGGTTGGGCTTGTCAGGCAGGTACCACGGTTGACCCATCTAAGATTGAATCATTCAGACCACATCTATTAGAACCAGAACCAAAGTTTGAGAATGGTATTGTAAAGACTTCATTAGGTCGGCCATTTGCAATCGTGCATCAATATGACCGTGTGCCAGAATGGAAACAATTTATCAAAGAGAAATATAAACAAGAAGAAGTTTTAACTTTTAGGACAACATAATGGACTTTGAAAAAGAATATCAAGATGCATGTGCAAGAGATACTGACATACACGAGCATCTACCAATCATCTCCGAATTAACATCACAATGCACCCATGTTACAGAACTTGGTGTTGGTTGGGCTCAAAGCACTCGTGCCTTTCTAAGATACAATGTAGAATTGCATAGTTACGAGTTTATGCCGCAACCTGGTATCCGTGAATTTTTTGAAGAAGCCCGTAATGCAGGTCGAAATGTTACGCTTCATGTTGATGACACTCGCAAAGTAGAAATTGCAGAAACAGACTTGATGTTGGTGGATAGTCTACATATCTATGAGCAGGTACAAAAAGAATTAGAATTACATGCCGGCAAAGTTCGTAAGTATATTCTATTTCATGATACCACATCATTTGCAGACCATGGTGAATTTGGTGGAAAAGGTATTTGGCCAGCAGTTCAAGAATTTATTGACAGTCATCCAGAATGGCAGTTAGTTGAACGCAGAACAAATAATAATGGATTGACGATATTGAAACGGGTTTAATATGAAAATTTTTATTACAGGAATTGCAGGCTTTTTAGGTAGTCATTTGGCTGATAGAATGTTGGAGTTGGGCCATGAAGTTATTGGTAATGATACATTGATTGGTGGTTATCGTGATAATGTGCCTAAAGATGCAAAATTTCATATAGTGGATTGTTGTGATGTTGAAAGCATGACATTCTATATGCAAGGCGCTGATATTGTAATTCATACAGCCGCAACAGCACATGAAGGTCTTTCTGTTTTCTCTCCAAGTTTTATTACCAAAAATATTTTTGAAGCCTCTGTCGCAACCATTTCAGCAGCAATTCAAAATAAAGTAAAACGATTTGTATATTGTTCTTCAATGGCACGTTATGGTAATCAACCTCACCCTTTTACCGAAGATATGATGCCAAAGCCAATTGATCCTTATGGTGTTGCTAAAGTGGCTGGAGAAGATGTATTAAAGATTCTATGTGAAACTCATGGTATGGAATGGAACATTGCAGTGCCACATAATATTGTTGGCCCTCGCCAAAGATATAATGATCCATTCCGAAACGTAATGAGTATTATGATTAATCGTAATCTCCGTGGTTTACCGGCAATTATTTATGGTGACGGATTACAAACTAGGTGTTTCTCATATGTTGGTGATTGTGTTGAGTGTTTAGAAAAAATGGCTCTTGATTCTAAAGTTGTAAACCAAATTATTAACATTGGTCCTGATGATGGTACGGTAACAATTAAAGAACTTGCGAAATTAGTTTCTAAAGCAACAGATTTTGAAGGTGAAGTCATTTATGTTCCAGACAGACCAAGAGAAGTTAAACATGCAGATTGTTCTGCTGACAAAGCTCGTTGGTTATTAAATTATGAAACAAAAACAACGTTAGAACAATCGATACAAGAAACGGTAGAATATATTAAACAAAAAGGACCAAAAGAGTTTGATTATTCTTATCCATTAGAAATTAACACCAAAAAAACACCTAAAACTTGGTCAGAAAGATTAATATAATGACATCCATATCCTTTTTTCATATAGCAGCTTATCCCGAATCTGCTAAAGTTATTATTGAAAATGCAAGAAAACACCATTCAAATAATTTTTATTTCCTTGGCGTTGATGGGAAACACAACCTTAAACAAACATCAGAAAAAAATAATTGTCATTATGTAAAATTCGAACCTATAGGACCATTAATAGCACCACAAGGATGGAATTTAAACAAATCTTTAGAATTTTTAAATCGTTTTTACACGGCTTGCCAAATGGCCAAAACATCACATATAATTATGATGGAAGATGATGTGTTGATATTAAAACCAATTACAATTAATCCTGAATGGGAACATGCCTGTGCTGACACAAAAATTGGTAATGTGATACCAGAACCTGTGCATGATTTGATTGAACAACATTGCGGTAAACGACCGACATTTAAGCAATATGGAGCTGGTGGCGGTTCAATATTCAAAGTTAAAACATTTTTAGAATATTATGATACAAATATACAATGGTTTAAAAAACATTTTGATACGATACAATCTTATTACCCAACCATAGGTTATCTGGACAGTTTTATGAATGTGTATTACTTTTTGGCTGGTAAAGATTATTCTGTAAATTATCGAAGAGCTGACACACATAACCACAAACCAGGTTTCGATTATGAATCATTTATAAGTAAACTATCACCAGAAATTGAAATATTGAATAACTATAAAAAATATTATTGGCCATCAGAAAATGAGGTCATAACTTTTAATACTGCACTAGCATGAATGACATTACGATAGTAACTGCTTTCTTTGATATTGGTCGAAGTGGCTGGACTCCAGACAAAGGATTGCCACACTACCTACATCGAACCACGGAGACTTATCTACAACGATTTGGTTATTTGGCCAAATTAAATAATCCTATGGTCATCTTTACATCAAAAGAATTTGCCAAAGAAATACAGTTTATTCGGCAAAACAAACCAACAGATATATTAGTAGTTGATTTTAAAAACAACTTTACAAAATTGAGAAATGAAATTCAAACGGTTCAAAGTAATACAGAATTTCAATCTAAAATAAATCCCATGCAAGTAAAAAATCCAGAATACTGGAGTGCTGACTACGTTCTCGTTAATATGTTGAAAGCATCATTTGTTCACCAAGCCATAAAACAAAATTTGATTAAAACAGATTTAATTTCTTGGCTTGATTTTGGTTATTGTCGTGAAGAATCTACACTTAACGGTGTTCAACATTGGCATTATACATTTAACAAAGATAAGATACACTTCTTTAATCTCAAAGATTGGAAAGAAGGAACATATATTGAAGATGTTATTTTTAATAATGATGTTCACATTACAGGTCCTTGTATTGTTGCCGGTAAACAAATGTGGCCAGTATTGGAAGCATTAATCCATCACAATTTAGAAGAACTGTTTAAAAATAATTTGATTGATGATGACCAGACTTTATTACTAATGTCTTATCTTCAAAAGCCAGAAATATTTGAATTACATAAAGTGAACAGTAACGATTGGTTTATTGTATTTAAGGAATATAATGTTAATACACATTAGTTGCACTGCAAATTTGGGAGATTTTGCCAACGCTTTGCCTGTTATATCAGGATTATCTTTATCTGATGGTGGCCGTCCAGTTGACCTCATTATTCGTGGTGAAATGAGAAAGTTTGTTGGTATCAAAGACCTATTATTACAACAACCATGTATCAATTCAATTGAGTTTGATGATGAAGTATTTTTTAATGGTGCAATTAACCTAAGTTCTTGGACAAGAATGGATCAGAATGATCCAAATCGTCCAGTAGAAACTTGCCGATATGAAAATTGGATTCGTGACCACTACCAAGTTAATTTTCAAGTTGATGATAACTTTGAATTGATGATTGAAGATGCACCTTATGAAGATTTCAGTAACAAGTATATTATTGGTGACCGTTGGAATCATCACACTATTGATACACGCAGAAAAACACAAGTAGTTAGAGATGGTGTTGATCCTGATCCGAGTAAAGTTGAATATCTAGATTATAGTAAGTCACTCATGCACAATTTGAATCTTATCAAATATAGTGCAAAGCCTTTTATCAGCACATTCACAGGTATTGGTATTCTTGCAGACTTAATGAATAAAGAAACGATTGTGTGTTGGGACGAAGATATGAGAATGTGGGACGGCCATCCTGTTGAGTTTGATTTCAAACGTCATTATTATGGTAATCGTAAATCAAAATTAGTTTATGTGAAAGATGTTACACTATGATTATTAATATTGAGCCAGGCACCTTTGGCACAGTTCGTAATGGTGATATGATTGCTGTTGCAAACGTATTAGAACACATACGAAAAACAAATAATAATCCTCTAATTCAATTTCATTTAAAACCTGGTAATGTTAGCGATGATACACATTGTCAGACATTCTATGAAATCATGTTGAAGATGACTAACTATTTTTCAATAGAACCAGGTGACCAATCGTTACCTTGGAGAAAAGTAAATGTTTGGGACTTCCGTGATATATCTGGTGATTTGGTAAAGATAAAAAATATTGCACCGATGGAAAAGAAAATTGTGGTCTTTCCATTATTTGATGCGCCATATAATGTGTGGAGAAATTGGCCTCAACCAGTTTACGAACAAATTATTAAGAGATTTTCCACCGAAGAATATAAAGATTATGAAAAAATAATTTGTATCAAAGGACATTTTGGTGAATCTTGCCAATTTGAAGGTTGGCGATATTCTACCAACTTTGTGCAGAATTATTACCACATTACCACAGCCGAAGTGTTTGTGGGTGGTGACACAGGTTCTAGCCACTTTGCTTGGGCTCTTGACAGAGGACCTAAAGACCTGTTATACTATGGATCTAGCCGAGGCCTTGTTCATACTCTACCGTTCTATCTCATGGAAGGTAAAGGTAAAATGACAACCTACTGGTTGGATTTTGAAGGTACCAAATGGAACATTTAAGGTCGTATATATCGAACCCAATAATTCTAAGGTTGTACCATAAAAATTAAGAAGTTGTATAAATAAGCAACCGGCAACCAAAGTGTGTTGCAAATCTAGTAAGGAAATCAATGCTGTCTTTTTTAACGTTTCTGAAAGAGGAAACTCAGGAAGTTAGTGGCAAACTTAAGCATATTCATCATGCTGAGGATCGTCCACTCTTTCACGGAGCGGCTGGCTTTGAACATGCCAGAGATGCATTGAATACCGCACATGAACACATTAAGTCTGGGGGCCATAGTTCACACCTCACAATGAAATATGACGGTTCACCATCTCTTGTTTTTGGTCATCATCCAGAAAATGGTAAGTTTTTTGTGGCCAGTAAGTCTGCTTTCAATAAGAATCCTAAGATTAACTATACAGAAAAAGATATTGAAAAGAATCACGGACACGCACCAGGATTGGTGGCAAAATTAAAAGACGCCTTGCACCTAAAGAAAGTCGTTCCAAAGAAGGGAGTGTATCAAGGTGACGTTATGTTTGGTCATGATGATAAACACGAACACAAAGGTGGAGTATCATTCACACCAAATACCATAAAGTATACTGCCAAAGGCGAAGATGCCGAAAGAATTAAAAAGGCAAAAGTTGGTGTAGTTGTGCATACTCAATACCACGGTAAAAACATTACCGATATGAAAGCTGACCCACATCCAGATGTTCACAATTTCAAACAACATGAAGATGTCTGGCATAAATCCGCAGAACATGATACTAGTAAAGTAAACTATTCAGAAAAAGCACAAGAACAATATAAAAAGCATATTGCAGCTGCACAGGAATTACATGATAAACATGGTGCAGCCATGTATCGTGCAACACATCCACATAGTGGTGAAGCTGGTGGTCTGGCAACCTACATTAATCAAACTGTTCGTAAAGATGAAACTCCTACGGCCAAAGGATTACAGAAACACATCACCAATATATACAAAAAGGCGGCATCAAAACTGAAAACTCCAGCTGCACAATCTCGTAAAGAGACCGAACTAAAAACACATATAGACCACATAAAAGGTAATGAAGAACATTACAATAATCTGTTGAAGATGCACCATCATTTGCAACAGGCCAAAAATGTTTTAGTGAAAACTCTAAATCAGAATACAGGCGGTTTGGAACATCACATAGATAGTAAAAAGACTGATCCAGAGGGATTTGTAGTTCATCATGCAGGTGAGCCAACAAAGTTAGTTAATAGAGCAGAGTTCGCCAAAGCAAATTTACTTAAAGTAAGAAAATGAAATCATTTTTAGAGTTAGTTGAAGAAACCAAACAAGGTGAGAAACACCATGTAATGACCTTTGGTCGTATGAATCCTCCTACAACTGGTCACTTAAAACTCATTCACAAAGTAAAAGAAGTTGCAGACAAACATAACGCAACACACTCCGTTATTGCCTCTCATTCACAAGATTCTAAAAAGAATCCACTATCCGGTGAACAAAAAGTCAAACACCTAAAACGGTACTCACCAGGTACTCATTTTGAAACATCCTCAAAAGAAAAACCAAGTATATTTCACCATGCGGCTGAAGCACACAAGAAAGGCGTAACTCATCTTCATGTGGTAGTTGGTTCAGACCGTGTAAAAGAATTCAAACATTCGCTGAACAAATACAATGGTGTTAAAGGTGCTCACGGACACTACGATTTCAAAAAGATTACTGTTCACTCTGCTGGTCACCGTGATCCGGATGCAGAAGGCACAGAAGGCATGTCTGGTAGTAAGATGCGTCACCACGCTTCTACAGGAAACTATAAAGAATTTAAAAAAGGTGTTCCTGAACATGTTGCTGACCACCATGCAAAAGAACTATACCATGATACAAGAAAGGGTATGGGACTGCATGAGAATATCAATCGTGGACTATTCAAAGCAATTTTTGTTACAGGTGGTCCAGGTTCTGGTAAAGATATTATCATCCGTGAAGCAATTCCAGAAGGTCGTGCTGTAGAACTCAATGTTACACAGGCATTTGATTACCTTGCTGACAAACAGAAACTATCTGAAAAAACCAATGATTTTCGTAGAGAAGCTATTCGTAACCGTGGACCACTAATCATCAACAGCCCAGCCGATAGTATTGATAAAATCAATCATATTAAAGAAGAACTGGAAGACTTGGGATACAGAACCATGATGGTTTTTGTAAACACTACCAATGAAGTCAGTCAAGAAAGAAATACCAAATTATCTCGTATGATGGTGGAATCTATTCGGTATGACAAGTGGTTGCAAGCTCAGAAAAACAAAGAGCTTTTTGCTGAATCATTTAGAAGGTTTATACAAATTGACAACACAGGTTCATTGGAGAGTATTGAAGAAGATATAACTCAAACTTACCTAAATATCAATGAATTTATTGAAACTCGAACCTATGGCGATATATCATTATCGTGGCTAGAAAAGCACGGTAAATTAAATATAGGTGACAACAAAATTAAGGAAGAAAAAAATGTTCAAAGCACTAATAGATTTACTAAGATTAAAACCAATCCAGAACTCCGAGCAGTTGGCCTCGATAGTTTGCCCGCCGACAACCGAGCAAACGAGCCCCAAACAGACGACATCCGATATAACGCAGGAAAGCGAACAAAAACCTACATCTTCCGCACCTACAGTGAAGCGTCAGAACCAAGGCTCGAAATCAGGCCAGGCGAAAAAGAAACCAACTTCTCCAAAAACAAAGAAAAAGTAAAGAGTAAGAAGCGGTTCACCGATGCACCAACGGTTAGTCAAAGGTTAAGAAATACGGCCGGCATCGGTCCAGAATTTGATACACGCCAGCAGGGAACAGTATATCCCATGTCCGGTCTAGGCGATGTAACATATAGAGAACAAAAAGAATTTAATAGTTTTAGAAAAACAATTAAAGAGTATAAAGGTTTTCAGAATGACCCTACCATATCAGGTATGGGTGTTGGTGGCGTTCTGAATGGTGCTACAAATCTTGAACCTATGCAATCTTATAAAGACGCAGACCGTAATATTGGAACACAAATAAACATTAAAAAGAAAAAGAAACAGGAGAAATAAAATGTTTGTCAATAAACTTAATATGGATAGTATCGCAGAAGCAGTCAAAAAATGTATGGCTGAAGATGACCTAGAAGAAACTGGTCTCCGTAAAGCTGCATACGCTGCTCACTCTAAAGGTGAGAAAATGTTTACATTTAAAGGTAAAACATATCCTGTTAAAATTCAAGGCGAAGATATTTCTTATGGCGAAGCCGTTAAAGAAGAAACTGAGATTGATGAAGCTATGTCTGGTGAAGTTACTCGTACCAAAACAGGTCTAGTTCATCGTTCCACTAAAGCATACGGTGGTTCTAAACCAGAAAAACATGTCGTTGATACACTTAAAGGTCCAAAGACAAAAGACTTAATTGGAAAAGATGTAAAAGATGCATTGAAAACTCGTGGTCGTTACGATGAAGAAATGGAATTTAAAAATAAATTACTTGAATCTTTAAAAGGTAAACAACACAAGATTGATAAGAATAAAAATAACAAAATTGATGCACAAGACTTTGCAATGCTTCGTGCACAGAAAAATGAAGAATTAGAATTAGACGAAGCTTCATGTGAAGCCGAAGTAAAGAAACATGAAAAGAAAATGCACGGTAAAGATGGTGAAGTTGCCAAGCATGTAGAAAAAATGCACAAAGAAGATGTTGAACAGATTGATGAGAAAAATGTGCCAACAAGTCCAGAAAAATGGGCTCGTGCAAAAGCTGCTGCCAAATCTAAATTTGCCGTATACCCATCTGCCTACGCCAACGGTTGGGCTGCAAAGAAATACAAAGCAATGGGTGGCGGCTGGAAATCAGTAAGTGAAGAAGCTGAAGAATTAGATGAAAAAGCAGGTTACTCCGCCAAAGCTGCTCATGCAGGTAAAGATATTGGCAAACCAGGCAAAGCATTTGGTATGATTGCAAAGAAAGCTGGTGAGCGTTATGGTTCAGCCGAAGCTGGCAAGCGTGTTGCTGGTGCCATTCTTGCTAAATTGCGTAAAGAAGATGAAGATTGGTCAGACGAAGATATTGACGCTTTGTTAGAGGTATATGAATTAGAAGAGCGTAAAATGACCGATTCCGAAATGAAAAAGCGTGAAGATATTGTTAAAGGTATGAAGAAAAGTTTGGCTGGTTTTAAACAGCGTTATGGTGCTCGTGCAAAAGATGTGATGTATGCCACAGCGACCAAACAAGCTATGAAAGAAGATACGGTTGAAGAAGAAATTGATCCGAATGTTCGTACCAAAGATACATTAAAAGGACAAGAACCAACTTCACAAAAAGATGATATTGGTCCTGGTTCTGATGGCAAATCCACAAAAGTAAAATTTCGTGGAGGTCCAATGAAAGAAGAAGTAAAAAAGTCTGATATTCCAGCTTTCATTCGCAAAGCTCGTGGTGTTACAGAAGGTAAACATCCTGAGTCTGATACTGTTCCTTTTGTAACAAATGCGGATCAACCACCTTTTGACAAACCATACACTAAAATTGGTAAGACAGTAACAGATAAATCTGGTGCAAA